CAAAGTGTCAAGTGTTTTTCTAAATCTTTTTTCATTTTTCTCAACTTACTTTGGGGCATATTTTACTATACCACGTTTTGGCTGTGATGCTAGGCCTGTTTTTTTGAATCTTTAAAGCTTTTTTCTTACTTTCCTTTACCTTATAACTTATTATACCATGTATTTTTCAAAGTGTCAAGTGTTTTTCTAAATCTTTTTTCATTTTATTCATTTTCTTTTCACTTCCTTTGGGGTATACCTAATTATACCACATTTTTTTACTCTTGTCTATAGTTTTTTTAAATTCTTTATAAATAATTTCTGTATATTTCGATTGGGTAAGTTACGATAAAAAATAAAACTTTTGCAATAATAGAAAATTTAACTTTTATCGGTTTATTTGCTTTAATGTCCTCTCTAATTTCTTTAGTCAGAATTATTGTAGCAACGATAAAACCAAAAATCAAATACCAAGCAACGCCACTAATTAAAAACCTCATTTGTCCACCTTTTTCTCAACTCTCTTTATCTTATAACTTATTATACCATTATTTATTTTATCGGTCAACAACTTTAGGTCGGCAGAATTGCCGTCATTCCGGCAGAACTGCCGACCAAAAAGGGCAAAAAAAGGGAATAAATCCCTTTTTTCTACTATTTTTCTTCTTTTTTTGCGAGTTTTGCAAGTTTTTTCGCTTCGGCTTCTTTCGCCTTAACTTTTCTCGCTTCAACTGCTTCGAGGTATTCGTTTTCGGCATCACCAAAATCAAAATCTTCTTTTTTTGCTACTGCGGAAATTTCAACAAAAGCTTCTGTGGAAATTTCTTGAAATACATGTCCTTTTTTAGTTCGTCCGAGATATTCGTAACCTTCGATTTTAATTGTTTCAATTGAATCCATGAAAATTGCTTTTCTTTCGCTCATTACTTTTGGAGAAAACATTGAATCTGTCATAAAATTACCTTCTTTCGTTTAGTTGGTTTTGTTTATCCTCTTCTATACCTTTATTATATCATACCTTTGAAACACTGTCAACACTTTTTTTAAAAAAGTTTTTTATAACTTCTACGAGCTTGTTTTAATAAAACTACTTCGTTGAACATTGAAAAAGTTGCCCAAACTGTACCGACAAAAGCCAGTGTCATAAAAATTCCATTCCCATTCATAATTAACCTCCCTTAACTCTATAATTAATTATACCATGAGTTGATTTGTACGTCAACAACTTTAGGTCGGCAGAATTGCCGACTTTCCGGCAGAACTGCCGACCAACAGCAAGAAAAGAGGAACCACCCTCTTTTCTCTAGGAAATCTATATTCACACTATAAAATAGAAAGTGAAAACAACGTAATCTTTCGATAAATTTCTACATAACTTATTAAAGTTTCGTTTTCGCCTTCGCCCATAAAGCCAAGAAGTAATTTAAATTTTTCAAAAACAGCCTTTTCTATCATATCGTCGCTTATATCTTCTATTGATTTTGCCGAAATAAAAAGTCGTCCAACTTGAGCATCTGGATAATCTCGATATATAATTGCGCCATGCTCGCAAAATTCTTCAGTTTTCAAACTTCCTCTTAAAGACACTCTATAAACGTTCATAATTAACCTCCCTTAACTCTATAATTAATTATACCATGTTTTCTTTTAGAGGTCAACAACTTTAGGTCGGCAGTTCTGCCGAATAACTCGGCAATTCTGCCGACCGAATTTAAAAAAGGGAAAAATCCCCTTTTTTTATCTTTCTTTCAAAATCTCTAAAACTCTAAAAATATCTTTTGGTTCAAAAGCTAAACAGTTTTTATGTTCTTCAAACTCTTTTCGAATTTCCACATTATCATCAAATAAAATATTTAAATAATTTTCGCATCTTGATTCTGATTTTGGCGTTCCATATGGCATAATTAAAATATCACTAACAAATTCAAAATCCTCCTCTCTAATCCAATCTTTTTTCTCTTGTGCGACTTGTTTTATATAACTTGGTGAAACATTGTAAGGTGTCCACGTTGCGACAACAACCTCTGCAACACTACCATTTATTAAAGCTTCTTCTAATTCAATATTACAACCTTTGGTTTCTTCCAGTTCTTCTAAATTTCTAAACAACATTTTTTTTTCGCTTCTTATATCTTCCAGCCAGTTCGCTCTTCCGTAAAGGTCAACTATCGTTCCGTCCATATCCAGTATTATTCTAGTTTTCATAAAGCCCCCTGTTTAACGTCCGTAAGACGACTATTTAACTCTTAACTTATTATACCATTAAGCTAAGACATAGTCAAGCCTTTTAGAGGTAATAAGGTCGGCAGTTTATGGCGACTACACAAACCATGTCCCTATATGGCGACTATGGAATATATGTCCCTATATGATAATGATTCTCAGCGACTATGTGGTCGGCAGCCCTATATGGCGACTATGTGGTCGGCAGCCCTATAGTAATCAGCACAGAATATCCAATCAGGTCGGCAGTTGTTAAGACCTTCACAATGGTCGGCAGTTGTGAAAAATTTAACAATGGTCGGCAGTTGTGAAAAATTTAACAATAAACATAAAAAAAATATTGAGGGATTAAATCCCTCAATATTTTATATTCTTTCTGTTCTGAAAATTTGATAACTTTTTTTCTCGTTCTCGCTTATGGTAGTAACAATATTATTTCGTTCTTCAATCTCAATACTAACTATTTTTTCAAGCTTTATTTTTTTCTTGAACGCCGTTCCCGTCAAGGGTATTAATGCCGTATGTTCATTTATAGATACCATTATAAATCTATTTAAATATCTTAAATCGTTTACATTTTTTTCAAAATCTAAAATTGTCATAATTTACCAACTTTCAGAATAAAGGATTAAAGAGGGAAAAAATCCCTCTATAGAGTTTTTAGTGACTACCATATTTTATCAAGCCTTTATCAATCATTTTCTTGTCTTGATGCTTTGAACGGTCGTACTTGTTTAGTCTTAGTTGCCATTTGCCTTTTGATGACTTATCCAGTATTGTTTTTTTCATTATCCATCTTTTAAAATCTCGTTTGCCTAATACAACATAAGCAATTTCTTCATATACTTGATAGTCCTGAAAAAATCCTTCAATTTCTTCTAAACTAAAACTAACAATATACTTGTTTGAAAATAATCTATCGTCGATATTTTCGGAAAGACTTTTTTCAAAATCAACAAGTAATCCAGTCAAGCTTGGTCGATTTCCAGTGCTAAAATATTTTACTTCATAAGTTACGCCTTTTGCGTCAACTAAATCAACGCCGATTGTATTGGAATTTGACAGTATGCAATTTAAAGCGATTGCAAGTTTTGGTTCTACAACATCTTTACCATAATTTACCTTTTTAATTTGAGTCATTAGAAATACCTTCCTTCATTTAAATAGGTGGTTTAATTGATTTCCTAATATTATTATAACGCATTCCTGCCGACTTTACAAGCTTTTTTCATTACAATTACATTACAAGAATATTACAGAATTATTACAGCGACTGATAATCATTCTCAATTAGAATGGGGGGGTAGGTGAAACTTAATTGAGAATGATTCTCAATTAGACAAGGGGGTCTAGCAACTTACCACTCCTGACATCATTCCCCAACCCCATCATTCCCCAACCACATTAATCTCCCCATTCCCCAACTACTTGACAAATCCCCTAATCCGTGGTATAATAAAATTAAGGGAAACCACTCCCTAATCCACCTGAAAGGACACATCCCCCCTATGGAACTAAACTACACCCTAAATCCCGCCGAGCGAGTGGCCCACTTAAACTCCCTCGACTTATCCACCTTAAAACCAAATCAACTGGAATTCCTAGCAAACTACATTCTCCACCAAGACAAATTCACCCCAATTAATTCGCCAAACTCACCCAATAGTTCGCCCAACCGACTCCAACCAACAAACCACAAGCCTCCGTCACGCCTTAGTTCCCTAAAGTCGTCCAAAACAATCTCCAGCGATTCCCTCCACCCCAATGACCTGGAACACCAAAAAAAGGAAGACACAACCCGCTACATCGCCCCACCCAAGCCAATTAACTACTCCCATCCAAACCTAATCCCCTTCAGGGAGTCAATTGACCAACTAAAGCTAAAAGAATCAAACACTTCTGGCGCCATCCAATGGAAGCTAAAAAAATGGCGAACCGAACTTCAAATTGACGCGGGCATTGCGTGGAATACGACTCTTTGTCAGATAAATTCCCATCCCCCTTCAATACCGCCAACTCCCCCAACCCTGGACCAAGTAAAAATGGGAGAAAGTTTTCACATAAAGCACATTGTGGAAAACTACACCAAATTGCGCCAAGACGGATCAGCCGACACCCAACTACTACTAAACTATTTTGAAGAAATAGTAGATACTTCCCCCCTTAAATCATGGCAATTTGACATATTGCGGCTTAAGTGTGAAGGGGCAAAAGGCATACTTATTGGGAAATACCTGTGGGAAAGCCACAATAAAAACTTCACTCCCCAAAGCCTTAGTAATGCGCTTAGGATTATTTATAGGGTGGTGGCGGACTGGGCAACCCAGTTGGAATTGGAATGGGCAGACCGAAACAACCCCTCGCAATGGAGAGTTTGTTCGAAATGCGGAGTTAAAAAACACCGAGGCCCCTATAACTTTCATAAGGGGAGAACGGAGTGTAAGGAGTGTAGGGTGGAGGGGAGAAAGAAGAAGCAAAACGAGGAAAAGGAAAAGGAAAAGGAAAAGCAAAAGCAAAAGCTAAAGGAGACCGCCGATGAATAGGTTTGAGCCAGAAATTGGAAAAGGTTTGACAAATATTATTAAGGCAAATGAGATTAATAATCCCACCAACCCAGCACCGAGAAATTGGGCAATTCAACTCGGCCACCGCATTGAGCAAAACGAACAACTGAGTGAACATGTGGCGGCGCTGTTTCAATTGTGGGAGCCAACACTTAACATTGTTAAAGTAAGGGAACCCAATGGCGAACTGCGCCCAATTACTTTAATACTCCAAGACCTTTATGTTTTTGGGAAACATGAACAAATGTTCAAAAGAAAAGAGGAACCTCAAGATGAGATGTAAGATATGTAACAAAGAACAAGCCCACACCAACTACGCCCCAGCCTATTCGCCTTTTTGGCCGCAGGGAACCATTGATATTTGCTACTCCTGCGTTGATCGAATGGTGGACTACACTGATTTAAACCAGGTTGATCGACTTTTGCAGTATTGCAATATGGCGTTCTTGCCGGAAGAGTGGAGAAAGCTAATAAAGCGAGAAAATGAAAACATATTTAAAAAATACTCCAACATATACCACGAAATAAATTATTATAAGTATGATTGGAGCGAACAAACGAAAATATTCAAAGAGCTTGCCGAAGAAGGAGTTATTAATTTGGAACTGGAGGAACTCAAGCCAATGGTGTTGAGGGATCTTAAGTTGAAGTGGGGAGACGCCGCAAGTGAGCTGGACTTAATTCGAATGGACAGATTTTATAACAAGAGTTTGTCAGAGTGGAATGTTACGAAAGAAACGGAAAAAGACTTACTGCGCAAAATCGTGCGGCTTTCGGTTATGATTGATAACGGACTAGCCAACAACAAACCCGACAAGGAAATAATCTCTATGTATGATAAGTTGTTTGTGCAGCTAGGCAAAACACTTAGTGCAAAACAAGACTCTGGCTTTAACTCACTTAGCCAGTTAGTGGAGTTTATTGAGCGAAATGGTTACAAGCCACAATACTACGATGGCGTGCCGAAAGACGAAATTGACATGATGATGAATGACATACAGGAGTATTTGCGCGACTTGGTTTCGAGCGAAGTTAACTTCGAGGAAATGCTGGAAAGAGCTATCCAAACTAAAACAGTTAGAGATAAAAAAGAAAAAGGCGAGACAGAAACAGAAACAGAATTTGTGGATTGGGGTGATGAAGATGGCGAGAGCAACTGATTCACTTAGATCTCAACTTAAAGCGGACATTTTGGCGCAGAGACGCAAGGTATATAAAGATACCGGCTTAGTTAAATATGCGCCGAAAGAAGAGTCGGGAGGAGAGTATGTTGATGAAAGTCGGCTGATTAAAATTCTTCCCGACTTGGAACGGTATCTTGAGCTTTGGCTTGCCTACCCCGACAAAATGTATGAGTGGCTTTATCCCACCGACACAGGCTTTCACTTTTATCCTTTTCAGAAGCTAGGATTAAGGGCAAATCTTAGATTTAAACAAACCTTCCAAACCGCAACCCGTGGATACTCCAAGTCCTTTATGGCGTTTTCCACAAAAATTGCAAAATGCATTCTTATTCCAAGAACCAAAGAAACAATAATCGCCAATACCAAAAATCAGGCTGCGCGTATTGGTAGAGAGAAAATTGGAGAGCTTGAGCGACTTATGCCAGGCATTACAAACGAGATTGATCGTAGCAGGGGAAGCGGAACAACTCAAAAAGACGACTACTTTAGAATTCATTTTAAAAATGGCAGCGAACTTGACGTGAGTAGCTTAATGGAATCTGGTAGAGGGGGGCGTAGGTTTGGAATTTTGTTTGAGGAAATGAAAGACCTACCCGCTGATCCAGTTAATGAGATTGCCCTTCCTTTGTTGAATATTTCAAGAAGAATGTATGATGGATCATTGAACCCAAATGAGCCACATCATCAAACAACTTGGATTGGCTCAGCCGGCTACGTGGGAAGTTTTGCACACGATAAATGTATTGAAACAACAATGAATGCAATACTGTACCCTCACAACTACTTCTCTTGGGGCGGAACCTATAAAATTCCAATCCATTATGGCTTACTAAGTGATGAATTTGTTCAAAATTTAAGAGATGCGGGAACCTACGACGAATCTTCTTTCTCTAGAGAGTTTCTCTCAAGATGGACTCATTCTGTTGAGGGATCTTTATTTGACTACGAGAGACTTAACAAGTTACGAAAAGTAAAAAAAGCAGAGTGGAAGCGTAGTTCAGACAATGATGTTTTCTACATTGGATCTCTCGACGTTGCGCGCCATAGCGCTAGAACAATCTTTATCGTATTTAAGGTGAAGAGAGGGCAAGATGGTTTTCTAATAAGCGTTGTTAATATTGTTCCAATGGAAGGTAGAAACTTTGCCTACCAAACCGAAAAAATAAAAGAGCTGGATGAGGCTTTTGATTTTGATAGTATAATTATAGATGCGAACGGGTTAACATATAGCCCCCTAGCACAGCAATGTGCATAGGATAATCTCTTTAATTGCTGGGAACTCCCTAGGGGACAATCAGCAGCGAAGCAAAAAACAATATCCTTTTTAAAAAAAAGGAGAATATAATGAAGCTAATACAACCAGATAATTATTTCTTAAAATACAATTATTATGCAACTGAAGATGGTAAAATATATAGTGAGGTTAGCAACAAATTTATGTCACAAGCACTTGACAAGGACGGCTATCCAAGAGTTTCAATAATGACAGAAGATGGGAAAAGAAAATTAGCTCCCGTTCATCGACTGATCTTGTTGGCTTTCGAGCCTAGACTCGATTCGGAAACCTTGCAGGTGAATCACATTGACTCTAACCGAACAAATAATAATCTTGAAAATCTAGAATGGGTAACTCCAATGGAAAATGTAATTCATTCCATCAATTTTGGCAATAGAAAATCAAAGGGAGAAAATAATCTCTTTGCTGAACATTCCGAAAGAGAAATTCTAGAAATTATCGATTTAATATATTTTACAAACTTACCATTTTCCGAAATTGCTAATAGTTACAATTCTTCAATTGGAATGATTGAGCAAATCTCCGGTTCCAAAACCTGGAAACATTTGTCTCGCCCAAAAGGAGGAAAGTTATATCGTAGAATAAACTCGGAAGAAAAAATTCTTTCTATCATCGATCTTTTAGTAGACGGAGAATATTCTGGAAAGAAAATCGCAGAAATAAGCAATGTTTCTGCAAAAGTTGTCTACGATATAAAAAATAAGAAAACATGGAAACATTTAACTCAGGATATTGTTTTTTGAACGTTCAACGACTAGAGCGAAAGCTCGTACACCTAAAGCTAATGTAGGTGGAAATGGGAGACGCCCCACAGGGGTGAAGATATAGTCTAGTCTGCATGGTAACATGCAGCAGCGAGAAGATCGCGGAGAGAGGTTTGCGACCTCTCTTGAATATAACGTAGGAATCGGTCTTGTGGATTTCCTCATGACACCAACGGTTGCGGAAAATGGAGTGGTTTACCCACCATGGAATGTTCAGAACATTAAAGAATATTCAAACATGGAAAGAGATCAGAAGATCGGCGGGGTTCCAAAACTCCACATGCTAAAAACTAACCAGCACTCGGCGGGGCTTATTCACGCAAACGCATACAATGTTCTCTTTTCTGGAAAAGTCAGACTACTAATCGACGAAAAAGAAGCAAAAGACAACATGTCAAAATTAAAATCAAAACTAAATCTTGGCTTACAAAGTCGAATTCGACAAATGGAACCTTACAAATACACCTCTCTTTTAATCTCTGAAACAACAAACTTGAAGATAAATCGAGCCAACACCTATTTAAAACTAGAGATGATACGAAGTGATGCCGAAAAAGATACATTCTCCGCACTCGAATATGGTTTGTACAAAATAGCAGAGGAAGAGAAGCTCTACTATGCAAAACTGAGAAAAGGTAAGCGTTCAATTGCCGGATATTTCTTTAAAAATTAATTATCCAACTTTTGACAAAATACCGTAAAAATACTTGACCAAAGAACCTTCTAGGTAGAGCCTGTATAATTCTTGCTCTACTTATTTTTTTTATTTAAAATAAACACAAGGAGGTGCAAAGGTGGATTTAGAAAAAAAACAAGAAACAAACTGGTCTGAGGAAATTCTAAAAAGACGAGGAAAGATCAGCTACTCTATACCCCAAACTAAAAACATGGTTGGTATCTCAAGCTTGTATAAAACTGGAGATAGATTTAGCGTCTCTTCAGATCAAATAAGAACCGCACTCAACAATAACGATGTAATCGCATTAAGAAAAATGTCGAAATACTTCTGGCTTGTTAGTGGGGAGTATCGTAGATTAGTTTCCTATTATGCGGGAATTATGACCAATCAGATTTTAGCTATTCCAAATGCTTCGTCAGAAGAAATGCAAAGACCAAAATTCAAAAAAGAATACAATGCTATTTTAGACTATATAGAGAGTTCTTCCGTTGAGGAGACTTGTACTCAAATTCAAGAGTACATGGTTAAAGATGGAGCATTCTTCGGAGTTGAGAGAGATCTTAATGGACAATTTACCGTTCAATCTCTACCTGGAGACTACTGCCGCAGTAGATTTAAAATACTCGGAATGTATGCTTTGGAGTTTGACTTTTCATTTTTTAACTCTTTTATAGGAGACGCTAGAGAAGAAATGTTTTCTGCTTTTCCAAAAGAATTCAAAACGATGTATGCTAAATATCAAAAAGATCAACAAAATGAAAGATGGCAGCTTATTGATCCCAATGCTGCAAGAGTTCACATTTTTGACGAAGGCTCTCCAATGCTCGCTTCTGTTTTCTTAGAATTACTAGAGCTTGCGGAATACAAAGCCATTGACAAAATAAAAAGCAGACTCGGAATTACGAAAATATTAATCAATGAATTGCCAAGTGACGATGATGGCATACCTACTCTTCTTCAAGAAGAAGCGGTTGAGCTTCATAAAAATGTTTATAACATGATAACAAATCCAGGGCAAACTATAGATGTTATCTCTACTCCTACTAAAATCACTTCAATTGATTTAATGGACAAAACACCAGTGGCGATGAATGATATTGAAAAAGCAACAAATATGATTTACACTACTGCGGGAACACCTATGATACTTTTCAATGCCGGCGCCAAAAGCTCCAGTGTTGGATTAAAACTTTCCGTTCAGGGAGACGAAGCTTTAATGGCTCCTGTTCTTAAGCAATTTGAAAAATGGTATACTAATCGCTTTTCAACTATTGCTAGTTCATTCACTTTTAGAGCAAAGTTCTTAGAAATTTCTCGATTTAATCGAAAAGAAATGCTTGAACTTTACCTTTTAAGCGGCGCAGCCGGTTTTCCCGTGAAGTTGGCAACTATGGCGGCTTTAGGTTTTGGACAACGTGAGGCGGCTAATTTAATTTCTTTAGAAAATGACTTCTTGAAGTTCCCAGAAATCATGAAGCCAAATGTTTCATCCCATGTTCAATCAGGTAATGAAAATCAAAATAAAGAAAAAAGCGAATTAACTGAGGAAGGTCAAGCGACTAAAGACGGAGACAAAAATGACAATAGGTCATAAGGAGGTACTTAATGCTTTATTGCTTTAATGAAAAGATGGCAGAAGAGCTTTTAGCAAAAGGAAAAAAATTAATGAAACAACTAAAAGATACCAATGGAAAAGACGTTTGGATTTTTGAAGCCAGTATTGGCGACTTATCACAAAATTTTAGCGAAAGCGAAGATTATGTTTTTTCCAATAGGTTATCATTTTAATATTTAAAAAAGGAGGTAAACCAGTGAAAAAAGGTAAAAAATTTATACCAGTTTCTTATGCAATTACAGATTCTACAGACGACCGTTTTCTTAAAATAAGAGTTAAGCTTATGCATTCGGGGTTGAATTTAAACAACACTAATTTCAATAGCAATGTAATTGAAAAAGCAAAAGCTTCTTTAGCGAATATTCCACTCTTAGCTTTTATTAAAGCCGTGGATGGGGACGAAAGCAAGGATTTTGGTGGGCATGAGTTTGAATTTGTCATGAAGGACGGGGACTATAAATATCGCTACTTGGGTAGACCGATTGGCATTATCCCAGAGCAGAATAACTATGAATTTAAAGAAGATGAAAGCGGAAAAATGTTTGTCTGGGCAGATGGATATGTTTGGAGAGACTATGCAAATGAGGCTTTGGAGATTATTGAAAATTCTAAAACTGGTTCAAAAAGGGTTTCAATGGAAATTAAACTCGATGATTATAGTTGGCATGATGCAGGATACCACGATATTTTGGCTTATCGCTACGGCGGGGTTACTTTATTAGGTGATGATATTCAAGAAGCTATGGTTGGAGCAAACGCAAGTGTTGATTTCGAGACCTTTTCTGAGAATTTTGATTTAACTGAAACAATGGCAGAATACGCTGCAAGACTTAGTGAGATTATTTTGGAAAGCGAGTCAGATGACTTGGATGAAATAATGAATGAGCTAAAAGGTGAAGCGGAAGAAGTTGAAGAGATTGAAGAAGTTGAAGAGATTGAAGAAGTTGAAGAGATTGAAGAGATTGAAGAAATTCAAGAAATTCAAGAAGTTGAAATTGAAGAAGTCGAAGTTGCTGAAGTCGAAGAAGTTGAAGAATTTTCTGCTGAAGTCGAAGAATTTTCTGCTGAAGAAGCTGAAGAAATTGTTGAGCCTTCTGAAAATTCTGAAAAAGATATTTTAGCAGATGTTGACAAAACTGATGAAAACATCGACGCCATTGAGCCTACTAGTGGAGAGGCCTCCGAAGAATTTTCTGTGGAGGATTATCTTGAGCAAATTAGCGCTTTAGCGATTGAAAACGAACAACTAAAAACAAGAATCGAAGAATTTGAACAAAAAGCTAAAGTAGAAGATGAGCAAAAAGAAAATTCTGAAAAAGAAAAAGTTTTAGAAGAATTTGAAGATGTTCAAGATCTTGAAGAATTTACATCAATAAAAGAAAAATTATCTGAAATATCACTAGAAAATCTTGAAATGCAATTATTTGCTCTTCGTGGAAAGTATTCTACAAAAAGTAAATCAAGCCCAACTTTGGATTTTGCTTTTGTAGGTAGTTATTCAAAAAAACTAGATGATGAGCCCGAGTGGGCAGACATCGTTAAAAATTATAAGGAGGATATATAAAATGGCTAAGTTAAACCAAAAAAATTACTGTGTAGTTGAAACAAATAAGATTACAGCAGTTAAGTCAGGTCCAATTATCGCTCAGTACGAACTAAGCGACGCTTTAAAAGTAACAGGAGTTCAAAATGGTATGCTTTTGGGAGTAGACCACGCAGCAAAAAAAGTTGTTCTAGCATCAGGCTCAACTCAAGATGTTTATCTTCATGCAAGTGAAGAGCAAGTTTACGAAAGCTACCAAGGTAGAGAGCACTTTATCCTTAAAGCTCCTAAACTTCCTAGACTTTTTGCTCTTAGAAAAGATGACGTTTTTGAAACAGATGCCGTAGAAATGAACTCTCTAACTGCAACTACTGGAGTTTTAGCAGTTGTTGGTACTGATGGTTTTATTAAACTTCAAGCAGCAGGTTACGTTTACACAGCAGATGTAAAAGTTATGGCAGCAGAGCCAGTTACCTTACCTAATGGTAAGCCAGGTTTTAAATTTACCGTAATTAAAGGTTAATAAAAAAATAGAAGGAGGGATAGACAATGAATAAGTTACAAAAATTAGCTAGAGCCGTTGTACTTAATAAGCCTACTGGGAACTTTTCTATAGACGATATGGAAAATGCACTTAGAGGAGAAATGGCAAAACTAGTATTAAATGAAGATGGTACTGTAAACTACCACAAATGGCAACAAAATCACAACCTAGTCTTCGAAGTAATTTCTACAATGGTAGATATCGTTTTACCACAAAAATTCAATGAGTATGCTGGAATTTTCGCAGAAATTAAAACTTTCGCAGATGGTGTTAAGCCTAGATTTACTGTCAAAAAAGGCAGAAGTAATATCAAGCGTTTTGTTACTAAGGTAGCAGCAGCAGGTATTTACGAGAGAGTTAGAATGGACAAAGGTTATGTTGAAGTTGATACTTACGCTCACGGTGGAGCAGTTTATCAAACTCTTGAAGGATTCTTATCTGGAAGAGAAAATGTTTCTGAATTCCTTTCAGTTTTAATTGAAGGACTTGAAGAAGCAGGATATGCTGACTTGACAGTAATGCTACAAAGTATTATCGATCACGTACCAGCAGCTAACAAGCACACAATGACAGCATGGGATGAGACAGAAGTTGATAAGGTAATTGCTACAATTAGAGCTTATGGACAACCAACTCTTCTTTGTACATTGGAGTGGGCTTCTACAGTTATGCCTTCTACCGGATTTATCGCAGATGCTGATAAAGCAGACATGAGAAATCAAGGTTACATTGGTAGATACAAAGGAACAAACGTTGTTATCGTTCCTCAATCTTTCGTAGACGAATCAAACACTGTAAAAACAGTTGATCCTCAGTTTGCTTATGTTATTCCAGCTGGATCGTTTGAAGCACCAATCAAATGGGCATTAGAAGGAACTACAAAAATCAGACAAATTGAGAACGAAGACTGGTCAGTGGAATTCCAGGTTTACAAGAAAATGGGCATGAGCTTGTTAAATACTAACCATGTTGGTATTATCAAGAATACAGCATTAGCTCTGTAATATAACGATAGAAAAGGGGGCAGCTATATGCCCCCTTTATTTTTGAATAAAAGGAGGATTTTAAAATGGAAAAGGTTAAAAATGAATATGTTGAGATTTTTAATAATTCAACAGGTAGTGTGAGTTTAATTAGTGACAAGTCAAGAGTTAACTTTCCTGCGCCAAGTCGTAGAGTTCCGAAAGTTTCTAAGAAAATAAAAATTGACGAAATTGTTGACATTTACAACACAGCAGGTGTTGCTTCTGTTTTCGAGCAGGAAATTCTTATTATTAAAGATGCGGAAATTCGAGAATTGCTAGGAATGGAGCCGCTTGGAGAGTTTACAAAAACTTATGAAGAGCTTCAAAGCTTTTTAATAGATTCTTCACCAAAAGAACTTGAAAGTTTTATTCTTTACTGTTCAAATCAAGCGCTAGATAATTTGTTTGAGTTGGCGAAAACCTTGCCAAACAAAGACCTTCAGAAAAATGAAATTCTAAGAGGTTACACTGGCAAAGATGCTTATAAAATGTATCAAGAACTTGAAGAAGAAAAACAAATACTAAATCCAGCCGAACCGAGAAAAGCAGTTTCAAGACAGGTTGAGGTTGATAAAGATGAAGATTCAAAACCTAGCAGAAAAAGAGTTAACTAATGGCTACCTCTTATGAAGCGGTTTTTAAGGTTGTATTAGGACGAATAAAAGACTTCAACATTCCCTTAATGAGCGATGAAGTTATAGAGCAAGATTTAATTTTGCTGATGGATTCCGCTATTTTAAATTTTGAATTTCCAAGAATGAATTTAAAACAAAAAGATGATTTAACAATGACTTTTAACGAAACTCTTGATTTTGATACGATTCAGCTATTGGGGCAGTTAACTGCTTATGAGTGGTTGAGTCGAGTTGTGATGGATATTGATTTGCTAAAACCTAGCATGAGTCCAGAAGAGTTCAAGACGTGGAGTCACGGAAATAGCCTAATTGGTTTAAATAAAGTCTTGGCTTTTCACTCAAAGAGAATTGCTGATATGAAGCGTTCTTACTCCAGAAGAGACGAAAATAATAAAAGCAAACTTGGACAACTGTCTGGAGGTGGTTTTCAGTGAAAATCAGAACAAAATACTCGGGTTTACTTGAGTGGACAAAATATCAAGAGCAACTTGTTGCGAATATATTTAAACTTCTTCCTCTTATGGATGAAAAAAGAAACTGGAAAAGATATCTAAGAGGGTTGCTCATTGAGCTAGCCGGACTAGATCAACTAACCGACGAAATAGAATTCACTTCCTTAAATGGCAAGCTTGAGGGTTTATTTCTTCTTTCTTCCGAAGACATTAAAAATGGAGAATTTAAAAAAATCGTATTTGACTCTATTGGATTAGCAAAAAAAATACAAATAAAGTGAGGTGATAGTGGTGGATGCTTTAGATTACTATCGTCAAAAATATGAAGCGACGAAAGAAGGATCCAAAGAAGCTGCTATCGCACAAATGAGAAGAAAAACAAGTTCGGATTTCGAACGACTTGCTTCGTTTCATTTGGTCACAACGGTGGATTCAAAACTTCTTGAGTCCCAAATCAGACTTCAAACAACAAAGAAAAAAGGAAATATTTCTGTTTTTTTAATTCATCCCGAAGATGAAGTTGAAGAAGGAACTCTCTTTTTGGACCTAGTTGATGCCTCATGGTTGGTTACAAATGTGATTGATCTAGGCGGAGTAATGAAAGAGGTTCAAGCTTATAAAGTAAACTACACTCTAAAGTGGATGCGGTCTCCTGGTGAGGTTGTTGAAACAATGAGTCGTGTTTTAAATGGCTTCGCTCAATATGGGTTAGATATTAATAAGTACTTAACAATTCCTGACAATCAAAGGATTATCTTGCTATCTTTGGACGAGAAAACAAAGACTATAAAACGAGACAAAAGGCTTATGATTGACGGGATACCATATATTGTAAGAAAAATTAATAAATTTTCATTTGAAGGTTGTTTAGAATTGACGCTTGAGGAAACTCTTTTAGGAGAGTGGGATTCAGCCGAGATTTGCGACTTTAATGAACCAATACCGGTACCTCCCGCTCCAGTACCTACAACTTACATGAGCGGTGAAAAAACAATAATCAGAGGAATGTCAGAGAGCTACAGTCTCTTTGTTGGAACAACAAGAGTTGTGAGTGGAATTGTTTGGTCAATAAATAATCCAGATTTCCAAATTGAAGTTCAAAATGGAATAGCGATTGTTAAAGCTCCTTCAAAAATCTCTTTAGTTGGTTCTACAGTTACGATAACTTCTCAGTATTTTGGAGTATCACGAACACTTCAAGCGAAATGCGTTTCACTGGTATAGGAATCAAAGGAGGATAATATGGAAGAAAAACAAACTAGAAATTTATATCAGCTAATTGAAATAAAAGAAACAATAGTCGGAAACCTTGCGATGGATGAAAAAATCTTAAAAGTGTTGGTTAATCAGGGTGAAAATGCATTAGCACTTTCAGCGCCTGCACCAAAAACAGTAATGCATAAAAATATTCATCCAAAGAAAAGAGCTCCAAAGCTTTTGCTTGTAGACCAAGGAAACATTGGTATTACAGTAGGAGCGGTTGGAAACGACGACGGTTATTTTAGGAAATATAGTATTGTGTTTTATGTTACTTTTCCCGAAACAATGTCTTACCTTATGGTGGACGGTTTAAGAGTTTGCAGGGAAGACTATCTAGCACATCTAATAGATTTAAACTTTGACAAGGCAAGAGGCTATGGAATTGGAAAAATGAAATTTGGAGCGATTAGAGACCTTGAAGCCCCAGACGGGTTTGAAGGCGTAGCGCTTTATTACGAATCAGTGGACTTTGCTTGATGACTGGTCATCTAGCACTTGGTCTACCAATTCCTGTTAAAAATTTCTTTATTCATCCATTCACCGTTGCCGAAGTTGTAGGGTTAGAAGATAAATATTATTTAATACTCAGTCCACTTTTAGTCCTCAGAGAGGATCTAGAAACAGAGGGACTAGAGTCGCTTAGTTTTGTGCAACTTTTAGCATTGAACTCTGTTCATAGCGAAAAATTTAAAAAACAATTAATTGCATCCCTTTCACTTGTGACAAAAGAAAAAGTTTCTTTTGATGGGGAGTATTACGTTATAAATGGCTCTTCATTAACTGGAGAGACATGGGGGAAAATTAGGGAGATTGTTGTAGAACAAAACGTCCTTGACGAGAAAAGCTTAAGAAAAAAACAAGCTGAGGAAGAATTTAATCCTGGAAACGAAAAAGCAAAAGAAATGCAAGCAAAGATTGAAAAAACAAGAAAAGCAGTAAACAAAGCGAAAAGTAAAAAATCTGATGACAAAAGCTCCTATCTAGGAGACGCGCTAAACAATTTTTGTTCAAAATCTCCCAATATCAACTTATTGGAGATTCGAAAATATACTCTTTTTATGTTTTGGAATCAGTATGGAGCATTAATAAATACTGACCGCTACGAAAAAGAAACCCAGGCAATTTTTGCTGGCGCAGACGCTAAAAAAATGAAAGCCCCTCATTGGGCTTCACAAAAAATGAAAAAGGAGGAAAGATAAAATGGCTATAACACCAAATAGATGGGCCGTCCGAGAGGCTGCTGAAGCTACATTTTACAACACTGCTACTGGTGATGCGATTGTAACTCTGCAAACTCTTAAAATGACAGAAGTTCAGACTACCGGAGAAACTGTATATGCAAGAGGTGGTAAAGGTAACGCGAAAATACAGGGTTTCTCTTCTAATCGTGAAGCTAGAGTAACAATTCAAGACGCTATCTTTGATAACTTGGCATTAGGTATGTTAACTGGTAACGATATTGTTGAAGGCTCACAATCAGTTTCAAAATTCTACAGAGCTACATTAGATGCTTTAGGATCTTTTGAAGTACCTGCAGAAATGGGAACTATCGATTCGGTAATTAGTATCCATGCATTGGACTATGACGGAATTACGCCGCTAGCTCCACTTGTTGTAACAACTGATTATACTATAACCGGAAATGAGATTGACATTGTTTCTGGAACACTAGGCGATAAATACGTTGTCTACTTCCAAACAACAACTCAACCAACTTCTAAAACTGTTACCGTTACAGCAGACAAGTTCGGTGGAACGTTCAAGCTTGTTGTTGACGTTACAGTAAGAGACGAATTTACAGGGCATGACTTCTACGGACAGTTTGTTGCTGAAAGAGCGAAAATTGAGGATGATTTCTCATTCAACTTCTCTCCAGATGGCGATCCTTCTGTACTAGATATTCCAATTGAGATTCTTAAAGACCCAATGTCTAAGGACATGTGGAAATTAATTATTTTCTAAGATTTCCCTAAGGAGTGTAAAACGAGACGATGTTAGAAGCTACAAACTAACTTATACCTTTGCGGGGAGAATTATAACTATAATTCTCCCCGTTTTTTTTATTTTGAATTATAGGAGGATACGATGAGCAAGAAATTAAATTTGGTTAGAATGAATAAGGTTGTTGAGGCAAAAAGAATTTTTAAAGAAATTAGCTTGAAAATTGGAGAAGAAGATTTTGATGTTAGATTAGAAACATCATTCAGATATAAAATTGTTGAGGATATGTTTCAATGGCTAGGAAAAAATGAGCTTTTCTTTACGGTATTGGAAGATGAGAACGTTATGGCATCTTTGTTAATTTTAAATTTCCTTACTGATATCGAAATGGGAGAAACCATAGACGAGCAAGTTGATAGTCTTGTGTTTTTGTCAGAGTCAGAAGTCTTAGCAGAAATTCTTAACGCTTTTCCAACTGAGTCGCTACAGAAATATGTTGAGGAGATTGAGAAATTAACTCAAAAATTGGAAAAAGGTATGGATACTTTGAATTCAAAGTTAAATCTAAAGGAAGTGATTAAAGATGGCGGGAAAGAGAACGACTAAATACTTAGCCCTACAGAAGAGAATTAGACAACCAAGCAATAAAGCAGAAGATTTGATAATTAATTATCCCGACTTTAAAATGTTGGGTAAAAACTCCAAGTCGGGATTGCACACGGGTTATGTTAATTTTATTAAGGAATCTTCAAAGAATGTAAAGCAAGCAGCAAGAAAAAATCTTTATGCGAAACATGCAGAGAAGGTTGCTGCCTTAATTACTAATCCAGAAATTCTCAAAACGAGACACATGGAATTGGAAAAATTATGGAACTCTTTTATTTCAGATTACAACGAAACCTTTGACGAACTTGAGACAAATCTTCTTCGAGATTTGGATTCGATTTCGGGTAAAATAACGAAAAAAGAATTCACAAGACTCTCTAAAGAAATAAAATCTTCTTTTCATAGATCTCTTAATGACTCAAGAAGACAAGAGTTTTTTGCTTTTGCTATGTCAGGACAATCTATTGATTTTAATCCCCATGATTGGGTTTCGGGTATTATAGATTCAGACATTAAAGTTTCTCAAAAAAAAGATGGCACTAAAATTGGAATTCAATTAAAGAAAACTGGTGGGGAATTTAAAGTTGGTTATACTCTCGGAGCCTTTTATGGTGCATTGCGAAAGTCAGCTAATACTCTTCCAGCAGGTAAGATCGCTGCGACTATAAAAGCATTGGGAGATATAACCTTTTATTTAAATAATTTAGATTGGAAAGCAATTTCATCTCAAAATAATGATCCTGCCTTCAAGATCAATCTTATGAAAGAATATACTGCAACAACTGCCGCAGATTACGTTATGATTGAGTTTTCGGGGTTGATAGAGGGTACTGGTTACTCAATACTACTTGATCACAGTCAACTAGTTAC